CAGAAGTACTCGAACCTTGTCGTCTCCGGTGAGAATGGTTCTGGTACAATTGTTTGATAAGTTTTAATGTTAATTCTATCCGTCATGTCAGCACCTTTACAACACCAGCTATGTAGATAATTGATACTACGCCTTGAATAACTAACAGTGACCATTTACGCCACTCAACTGCAACTACAGCCCAACCAAAATTACCAGCTAGACTTAGATATATGTTGAGTGGGTAAATATTGAAGGCTGTTAGAACACAACCACATATGAGGACCGCAGTTGAAATCCATTCAGCCCAAAATACCCAATTGTATTTACCCATTCCAATGCCTAATTACACCTGCAACGATGAACATGTTAGTGATGATATAGCTGACAATAATACATGTCCTGATGATAGCAACTTTATCAGCCTCACCATCCTCATTGCTTGCTTTTTCTCCTAGCGCTTTTGCCCAGAGTTTCCACATTAATAGAAGTCCACAATCTCATCGGCGATACCATACTTAACAGCCTCTTTAGCCGTAAGCCAAACATCTTCAGGAGGAAGTAGATACTTCTTCACATCTTTTTCAGAAAGACCGGTGCACTTCTTATAGTGCTCAAGGATTCGAGCGTGCGTGTTATTGTATTCTTTAACACGTGCCATAAGCTCATGATCCTTACCAAAGGATCCCCAACTATACTGATGTGAAAGAATAGCAGTGTTGCGAGTGATATAGCGATGACCCTTTTCGCCAGCAATAAACGTTATCAGACCACACGACGCGATCTCACCAAGACCATATGTGTAGATAGGTACGCGCGAACCCTTTATTGTATCAATAAGTGCAAAGGCTGCTGCAATCTCACCACCTGGTGAGTTGATGATAAACTTCATCATCTTCGGCTTGATCTTCATCAAGTTACGAGCAATAATGAATTCAATGGCGTCGGCTGATGAATCGGCATCAAATTCTTTAGTGAACATAAAGTAGTGGTGGTCTTCGATATTAGGAATCTCGGTCTTCTTTTCATCCTTATCAATCATCACGATCACTCTTCTTCAACTGCTTGACAAGCCACGTGGCTGAACTGACCTTTTCATCATCGGTCATTTGCGGATTAGATAGAACTTTATTGATATGCTCGAGGATTTGTTTATACCACTCAAGCTCAACCTTTACTAGGTCGACTTCTGCCATTCAAACTCTCCATGATAAACAAGCAAACTTTTTTCTCAACTGTTAACAGTAAGATTTGATCACGGGCAGTATCGAGAATAACATACTGCCCGTTTATTTTTCTATAACTTATATATCGATCGTTAGGCTGCTGTTCTGTATCCAAGAACTTTACTCACTGGGAAATAGCCGACCTGAACTGCCTTGTCCGTATTACCCGCAAGTACCTTAACATACTTAACACCTTCGAAATCTTCGAAGCCTTGGAAGAAACCAACATGCCCTGACCAGTTATCACGCCCGCGGGCTAGAACAACAATATCACCTTCTTTGGGATCTTTTGTCTTTGTACCCCAATGAAGGAAGCTTCTAGCTTGTAGACTGCCAGTTGTTTCAAAACCAGCTCTTGATAGAATGGCATTAGCGAATGCTGCACACCAAGGAATACGTGCTGGATCGATAGGTGGAACCTTACCATCTTTGAATAAAGCTTGAAGTTCTTTCTTATTACCCTTAGCAGTTTTACCTTCCCACTTCTTTGCTTCCATTACCGGTTCAACAAATCCGGGTGTGCAAGAAAACCAGCTACAATTCATCACTAGTTCGCGGCGTTGTTCTTCACGTGTCTTTAGATTTTTAGCAATAGACTGTCGTGGTGCAACAACGACGGGCTTCTGGGTACGCTTAGCTTCTTCAGCCCAATACTGTGCTGACGTCATCTCCTCTGAAGATGTAGAAGGGGCAGACATACCAACACCATATGTGATAGCCGCTGCAGTGGGTGCCGCTGCTACCATGCCACAACCAATACCAAATAATGAATCACACTTTACGAATGCATTATTTTCAGGTGCTACTTTAACAGGAGCCTTAACCTGCTTTGTTTGCTTTTTAGTACGCTTCTTGACAACCTTCTTCGGTTGCTGTACTGGTTGCTGAACCTCTGGTTGTGGACTAGAAAAAAGGTCAGACAGTGTAAAAGGCTTTGCGGCCGCGGGTGTTGACGCGACCGCGGCAAACATTACCCCTGCGGTTAAAAGTGTCTTGTACATATCATTCTCCATTTATTTCTTTAGGTCCGTCAATACTTCAATAAGAAGTTTTGCCGTACCACTATGAAAGAATCCAAGAGAGATTGCGCCAGCACGTGACACATCAAGCTCTCGATCCTTCTTAAACGGTCCTCTATCATTAACGACCGCGTCGATCGTAGCACCAGTCTTTATATTAGTCAAACGCAACATCGTACCAAATGGTAGATTTTTATGTGCCACTGAATACTTATGAGGATTGAATTTTTGGCCACTTGCAGTCTTGGTGCCCTTCTGGTACCAAGAAGCAGTGCCATGGTATTGCCCATTCATATCAGCCGCATTAGCTGCTAGAGGGAATACCATGGTCATAACTGCTAGGAAGAGTTTCACCTCTTTCTCTTATTCCTCTGCTTACGCTTTTTAGAGCCAATCTTACGACGACCCTTACGAGGACGGTTTTTATGAGGATGTGCCATAGTATACTCCTTTGTTGAAAATTGGTGCACGAGGTAGGACTCGAACCTACACTCAAGCCGTTATGAGCGACCGGCTTCACCTTTAAGCTACTCGTGCAAACTGGTGCCCATGGTCGGATTCGAACCGACACTGTGCGGATTTTAAGTCCGCTGACTCTAACCAGTTGGCCTACATGGGCAGATGTGCTTTGTGGACCTTAACCATGATCCACGAATTATAATAGTCATCAGACTCGAGAACTCGATAATCGAATTGGTATCGAGCTTCCCAATAGTTGCACTCGCCCTTGGTTTTGCATAGTCTTAGTATCTCTCTTTTGAAGTTGTAGATGCCTAGTTGCTCTACATCAGCCTGTAGCTCTTTATTCGAACCGTAGTAATCCATCCAGTCAGATGCTACTCTAGTTCGTTTCTTCTTGCCCTTCACTTGCCTAGTCTTAGCCTTAGTGAAGAGCTTCTTACCAATGTAGCGTCTACCTGTCGTCATGTTGGTTATATTATACACAAAACCAACATGATTGTACACTAATTCTTCATCTACTAAGTTGCCTTCATAGGTCCACGGATTTTCGTAGGACACTACTCGTCGTCCCAGAGCTCTTCGTCTTCCTCAGTTTCTTCATCTAGATCCTTTTGCCATCCACAAAAGGGGCAGAAGGATACCGGATCTTTCTCTCGATGGATGACCTGATACTCTGCATCGCATTGTTCACAAAGATAATCGGTCCCCATGATTAAGCCTTACACTGATTCTTCTTATCAGCTGCAATAGTCTTTAGATCAACAGCTGGAATCTTGTTCTTGGCGGTCTTTGCATCAGGAACAGCAAACACATAACCTGAGGCCTTCTCAACATCAGCAACTGTCACCTGATACTTAGTGAAGTCCTGATCGGTTCCTGCAATGTTAGGAATGATGAAAGCGATAGATTGCTTGGTTGCATTGTTCACAAGAATCTTATAGAGTGCATCAGGAACTACAACCTTATCAGCACCGATAGTCTTGCTAGAGGCAGACCAGATGTTACCGGCGATGATAGTATATGCAGCCTTGTTAGAGTATACCCAGGCACGCTCGGCAGACTATAGATTCTTCCATGTACCACGATTGACACCAGGAAGCTGAGGGCTCATGTTTGACATGATGAACGACTCGCGAGCGACCGTTGCATCATACGACATGTCAGCGTTGTTAGCAAGATGACCCTGATCATAACCAGAACCTGCATAATCTGTAGGCTTTGCAGAGTTAGGACCAAGCGACTGGTCAGCAGCAAACGCGTCATCACGTGGCAGGCAACTGATAACATGCTCAGGTGTAAGAGTCCAAGCAACCCAACCAGGAATCTTGGCCGTGTTGTTGTGCTCTAAGATATATCCGGAGCGACAGATAACCGGTTCACCTGCCTTAGAGGATGGTGCACCATATGGTACCATCGCAGCACATGCTGCAACTGGCTTAGGGGCTGCTTGAGGATCTGCTGCATAAGCAAATCCTGTTGTTGCTAGAAGTGCAACTACTAATGTTGATAATTTCATAGGCTAAATCCTTTAAATGTGTTCTCATTAACGTCTTTTTTGACACCACCATTAATATAACTAGTGATCTCAGTTTCTTGTGGTGCCACTTGAACTTCTGAACCAGAAATCCACTTTTGTGTCCATGGTAGTGGATTACTACCTCCCTTATAAGGTGTTGGTAGACCGACCGCAGTCATACGTTTATTGGCAATCCACTCTATATATTCATTCAGCAGAGCCTCATTTAAACCAACCATCGACCCGTCTCTGAATAGATAACTCGCCCAAGCTTTCTCTTGGTTAACAGCACTAACGAAAAGTTGGATGCATTCATCTTTCGTTTCTTGAGCAATTGCGGCAAAGTTCTCATCCTCTTTCTGAAGTGCCTTGAGTAGCTGTTGTGTTCCAGCAAGATGAAGGTTCTCGTCACGGGCAATAAGTTTGATGATCTTGGCATTTCCCTCCATTCTTTTAACTTCTGCGAAAGCCCAACTGCACGCAAACGAGACATAGAACCTAACTCCTTCAAGTACATTAACAGACATAAGAGCTAACCAAAGAGCCTTCTTATGTTCTTTATGACGCATATTATATATGATACTATTTTGGGTCATATCACTACCCATAAATGTATTATATAAATCAGCATATGCATTGTTATAAGCAATCAAATAATCATAATACTTACTAATATCACCCGCGCATTCTATGATCTCTG